ATTTCGTTTAAACTTTCGATTGAAAGAATATAGGTAATATTTCGCCCTTTGTAAATGATTGAATGAAATTCGAATTCAATTGAATCGGGATGCGAAAATAAGCCCGGTTGGAATTCGTAGTTGTAATAAACCGTAATCATTCGGTCTTGAAAAATAATGCTTCGATTATTCATTTTTAAAAGTTGTTTTCGTTTAAGTTCTTTTGAAATGTGGACGTTCAATGTTCCTACGGGTACCTTGAATTTTTTTGAAATTGATTCGACCGTTTCGCTCCCGTGCTTTCTAAAATAATATTTAACCGCGTTTGCAAGCTCTTTAATGTTGTATCTAATTGGTTGCATAAAAACGCTCATAAATTACCCGCGCGTTCGTTAAATCGCTTAGGGCTTCGATTAAATTATCGGCTTCGGTTCTTTGTTCGCTGGTTAAATAATCGAGCTGCATTAAATGGAAAAGCTGCGATTTGTAATTATCGATTATTAAATCTAAAGTTTTGTTTTTCATTTGATCGGGGTTTAAAGGGCGGTTATTAGCCGCCCGATTGGTTAATTATTTATTGCGATAAATGTTACGCTTTGATTGCACGGGGTACGGTAAACGAAACAATCTACGCCCATTGCCTGAAGTTTGATTTGTCTTGCATTCGCTTGTTTTAAATTACAATATCCAACGGGGTTGATTCCGTATCTATCGTTTTTTGCAAATACTGTTACGCCGTTTCTAAGTTTGAATGTTAAAATTTGAGTTTTCATTTTATAAGGGGTTTTTGTGGGCGGTTTCCCGCCCTGTTAATTAAATTGATTTTGAAAATTCTATAAATTCAGCTTCGGGCATTCTTTCGAAAAGAATATCTGTTATAACTTCTAAAACTATATCCGAAGCGTTCGAAGCATTCAACATTAATTTTTTAGCTTCAACGATTAAATCATTTGTAGAAATAGTGTTGAATTTTTCAGTTGCGATTTTTTTGAATTCTAAAGTTGTCATTGTGTAGGGGTTTCGTTTTGTTTCAACAAAGATAGATAAATACTATCTAATAATCCAAATTTATTTTTAAAATAATTGCATTTTGTTCTGTACCCCCCGCAAATATTGAGAAAATTATTTTACCGAAGCAAGGCCAAAACCTAATAAAGCGCCAAAACCGATTTTAAACCCTGTTGTTTCAAACCATTTTTTGCGGTCCTTAATATATATATTAGTCATTCCCTGAAGCTCAATATTAGGATTATCAATGTGCAACCTAACCACCTGATCCGATTTCCTGAATAAACGATTAATAAAGCCGTTTCGCAGCGTGTCCCCAACTGAATAGGTAAATTGTCCGCTTGAAACAAGCGAATCGATTAAAAGGTTCCCATTTGACAAAATTTGACCATTTATAGAAAACCACCTTTCGCCCTTTGAAAAGGAAACAGGAACCCGCAAATAATTAACCGAATCAATTTGTTCAGTTTCCGCAATCGGGATTTCGGTTTTAATAACGTACCGGGTTTTAAATTGAATTACCTCTTTCGGCTTTTTTATTTTCATTACCCGAAGCGCGAAAATTTCTTGTTCGTTTTTTATTAACTGATCGTCTTTTATTTTGATGTTTATTTTTTGACTATAAATAAAGCTCGAATCCCGAAGCCGCGTTTTTTTAAAATTGTTTATTTCGGAATCTTGTTTTTTTAGTTCGGAAATATATTCGCGGTTTAAATCGCAGCTTCGAAACAAAAGAAAAATTAAAATAAAACAAGCGATCAAAACGAAATTAATTCCCTTATACATTCGTTCCCGTTATTAATAATAATTGAATCCAAAATTTACCGAAATCGTTTTTATTTCGAAGATTATTTTCTAAAACTTTTTTAGCAAAGTTTAAGGGCATTTCCTTTTCTAATACATAATTAGAAACAACCATTATTAAACGCTCGTCCGCTTCTAAATCGGTTTTCGGTAAATATGTTTCGACTTCCATTTTATTAAATTTGCCGCGTAGCTTTTTTAACTAAATTGTGAATTGATTTATCGAGCTGCTCAACTGATAAATTTACCATTTCGAGCAATTTAATATTTTCTTCGTTTGTTTCGGTAAAATCTTTTTCAATTAACATTTTAACAAGTCCCGCAATGCTGGTTAACGGCTGCCTTAATTCGTGCGAAAGCATAAAACGAAAATCCTCTAAAAGTTGCTTTTGTTTTTCGTATTCGTGGCTCGTTATACTTGTTACATCGGTAATAGGTAAACCGACAAAGTGCAATGAATTTAGAATAAAATAAATATTCCAAAGGTTCCAGCGCATAGAACCGTTTTTTTGTTTTGTCTTTGCGTAAAATCGAATCGGCAACGGCGCGCGTTCCTTTGCCCTTTTAACTGAATCGGAAAACTCGCTAAAATCGGAATCGTCCGAAATCATTTCGGAAACATTTTTCGGTTTTATATGGCTGGAATATTCTTTGAATAAATCGTTACTTCCAATAATAACCCCGCTTTCATCGGTTACTACGTAAAATAAATCGATTGAATTAGTTAGAATATACCGCGCGCTCATTTATTTAAAATAAAAGCGCAAATTAATTTAATTAAATCTTAATTGTTTACGATTTCAATGCAAAGTTAATTTTTGAAAGCATTGCAAACCACGAAGTAAAAGAGTTTAACAAATAAACCATAGTGCAAATAAGCATAAAACCGAATTCAACACCCATACAAAGCCCGTTTAAATCGTTTTTAACGCTTATCGTTTCTTTTTGGGGGTGTAATACTATTAATTCATTTGCGCTTCGTGTATCGCCTTGTTTTAAGTATTGCAAATCATTTAGTTTTAATGTATCGGAAAAGCGAATAACGGCTTCAGGGATTTCGAAATTATAATTAACGGCGGTTGTTTCCTTTTCAGCAAAAAATATTTGCCCCGATTCCGAAATAAAGTAATTATTTTTTAAATCGAAATTCTCGTTTAAATAATCGGTTTGCATTTCCGCAGTTTTTCCATATTTGCTAATTACTTCGATATGCTTGTATTTATGAACTTTGCATATTTCACCAATTACGCAAACAGGATCGAGCGAATAAGTAACCAGCGTATCTAAATTATTATTAATCATTTTGTACCCCCTTTTCTTTTGGCTTCCAAACCCATTTTAAAGTGATTACCGCGCCTATAATATACGCGAATGTTTCTTTGTCTATTTGCTTTAAAAAGAATAACCAAAAGCCCGCAATAATAGCCATTGACCCTATACAATAGTTCCAATATTCAAAGACAATATTTAAAACGGCTTTAATTTTGCGCGGCTCAATCATTTCGAACTATTTTAAACTGTGTATTTCCTGAAACCGAACGCCCCGATAAATCAAAATAACTTTTTATAGTTTCTTTTTTATTTCTGCATTCGAAATAAGCAATTTCCGAAACCGTAGCGTTTCCGTTTAAATCGATTTCCCTGATCGCTAAATAATTAATTCCGTTTTCGAAATTATTAGTTTGAATATTATAAACGCTTTCGCTGGAATTGTTTTCTATTTGCGGCTGGATAGTTTCCGCAACGGTCCAACTAATCAAATCCTTAGAAATAATTAATTCGAAACGATCCGTATTTGTATTTGAACACGTTTTAAATTGCACGTTCAGAAATTCCGCACCCATAACCGCCGAAAGCCCGCAAAATTCAACCGCTAAAGGCGAAATTATTAAGGCGTAAGGGCAAAAATTATCGATTAATTCGGACGAAATCGAATAACAAATTACAACGCTATCAATTCCCGCGTCGATTAAATTTCCGTAACCGATAAAAATACAATCGGAATTATATTGCCGAATTTCATTAACTATTAAAGGGCTTCCGAACGGGCTTGAATAACTAAAACGCGCCTGTTGAGTAGCTAAAATCTGTTTAACTTTTACGCAAATAGTCGTATCGGTAATATTTGCCGAAATACATTGCCCGGTATTATTTAATGAATTAAAAGACGGGAAACCCCAAAAGGATTTTACAACTTTTGCCGAATCGCATTGCGCGTTTCCTATGTTTACAAAAGTTAAAAAGGCGAATAAAGTAATTAGATTTTTCATACCCTATTTACGAACTGAATCGCATTCGGGTTTATTACTTTTTTACTTTTAAATTACATAAAGTAAAGTTTCGATTCGGCTTTTCTTCGCTCAATTAAACCCTTCGATTTTTTACCTCCTGAATTAATCCATTTATTAAACTCTAATTGAATTGTTTTATCGTTTGGATTTACTTTCGCTTTCTTTAATAAAGTTGAAGCCGCAAACGCGTTAGGTCCAATATTATAAACAAAACAAACCAGCGCGTCGAATTGATTTTGATTTAAAGTAATATTATAAAATAAACCGTTAATTGTGCTTTCAAAACTTTGCAAAGTAATTCTTAAAAGTTCTTCGGCGGCTTGTTTATCCTTTAATTTATCTCCCATTTTAACGGGGCTTTTATCAGCGTAAAACGTGGAACCAAAGCCAATTGTAGCAACCCCCGAAGTACACAAATAAGCGTTTAATTTCAATCCCTCAAAACTTTTAATTAAATCGATTCCCGTTTGACTAATTTTCATTTAAGTAAAAGTTTAATTCGTTAAAATTATTAAATTGATTTCCGTTAAAAGTGAATTCATTTAATTGAATTAAATAAGTTCCTGAAACGGTGTTAACGTGTACCGAAATTTCATCCACATTTTCAACATCAATTAATTCGGAAATAATTAATTCATTCGAATAAATCCGAATTGTTTTATTTTCAATTTCAATATTTTTCATAAACGTTCAATTAAATAAGACGAAGAAAGCAAAACATCGCCCGAAGAACCTCTTTGATTTGTGAAAATAATATATTGGTTTGTGGTCCAATCAATTGACAAATTTGTTAAAGTATTACTTGCTGAATCGTCCGAAGCAATCGCAACCGTTGACGCGAAAACCTCAGTAACCGAAGCCGATTTAATAACTAAATCGCGTTTCATTCCCTGAATTAAAACATTACTTCCCGAAGTATTAGTAGCAATTAATAAAGCCCCTGTTAAATCATTCGTAGAATTAACATAAATACGTTGAGTTTTTGCCGCCCCGATTCCCGTTGCTCGCATACGGTTATGAATTCTAATAATATTTCCCGTTGTAAATGTTCCCGCTGGAATTAAAACCGAATGACTTAAAGTAATATTATTTGTTGAAGTTGCGGTCCCGTCGGTAGTGGATTTATAATTTAATGCTTTATTGTTAAAAGTATTCCAATCGGTTGAAGATAAATAACCATTTTGCGAAGTTGCAGCCGCTGGAATTGATAAAGTTAAATCCCCTGTTAAAGCACCGCCGCCGCTTAAAGGTGCGGTCGTTCCAATGTTTCGCGCATTCGTAACGGGCGTAAATCCTAAAGCCGTAATTATTTGACCGCTTGTAATTGCCGTTAAAAACCCCTGAGCATTAACCCAACTTTGAGTTGCATAACCCGTTAAAGCCGTTGTAATTTGTGAAGCAACCGCCGCCGTTGTTGTAAATGCACCAACCGCCCAATCATAAACCGCTTTAACGCTTGGAAATTTAATATTCGAACTGCTATCTGTAGAAACCGAAGTTGATTTATTTGCGGAATCTTCTGGCGTAAATCCTAAAGCCGTTGCAATTGTTTTATTTTTCCAAAGCGAAGTTGAACTTTCATAAAATAAGCCGTCATTATTTGCAACCGAAGTTATTAAAACATTGTGCAATTCCTGTAATTCGTACCCGTTTTGTATTTTAAAAACAATTCTTCCCTGTGTTGGATGGGACCGCGCACAATACCCGATAAAAACCGCGTGGTTTGGTTGAACGGGCAAAGTTGAAGTAATACCGCCCGCAACCGTTGGCGAAAGCCACAAAGCATCCCCCGCGCTTAAAGCCGAAGTATCTAAATCGTGTTGCGATCCTGAAACACAAACATAACCGTCTGAATTATTATTAATATTGGCAAAAACCCAACCGATTGTTTTCGAGCTTGTCGCCTCGGCGTTTGCTTGCGCTAAAACTGCATTCGGGCGGTTTCCTGTTGCACCCGATAAATAAACAATTTGCCCCTTTGTTAATGTTGCACCCGTCGAATTTCGAACGATAATTTGCACCGTTTCGGCTTTATCTACAACCCCGTCGTTATCAATGTCGTAAACGCTTTTAAACATATCCCCGCCGCCGATCGTTTCCAATTCCCAAACCGCCGCGCCCGTTGTTGAATCCGTGCAATTATATAAATTTCCATTATCTAAAACCCAGCGCGAACCAACTACAAAACCCTTTGTAAAATCGTCGTTTTCGTTTGGAATTTGAGTAAAATTATATCGAACCTCGCGAATTGTGAAACCGTCTTGCTGCATTACATAAAGCCGCCCCGCCTCCCATTTCAATTCATAATCAATCGAACAAATTTGTGCGACCCCTTTCGCCCCGCCTAAACCCGAATCCGTAGTTCCTTTCTTTAATTTCGCGCCGTTATCGAATATCAATCCCGCGTTCGTAAAAGAAATATCGTTATCCGTTGTATTTCCTTCGTCGGTTACCGCCTGTAATGTTGGAACGTCGCCCGAACCGCCCGTTCCGTAATCCCCGATTAAATTATTTAATTCTGTTAAAAATTCCGAACCCGTACGCGGCAAAATAGAAGTACCGCCGTTAATTAATTCGACTTCATTATAATTAATTTCAATTCGGGTTCGATTTGCAAAAACTATTTGCACAATATCGCCCAAATTAAACAACAATAAATTATCTTTTAAAACGTTGTAATTATTAGTCAAATCATTTCTTAGATCGACTATTTCAATTCGACCGCCCGCGTTGGTTATTGTAACGTCCATTTAAAAAAGTTTTCTTTTGAAAATACTTTTATTGCCTTTTACCGCGCCTAAATAAGCCGTTCCCGTGTGGTTTATACGCCCGCGAAAATTGCACGAATTTTTCCATTCGGGGTATAATTCCGAATTATCGTTTAAGAAATCAATTAATCTTTTTGCGTATTCCTGAGCCGAACCCCGCGCCGCCTGAATGGTCCTTTGCAAAGTTGGTTCGGGTACTAAATCGCTAAAATCCGTTTTCTTTGAAACAACCCCGTAAGCGGTAACGGTTGTTTGATTTTGCGAAAGCAATCGAGCATACGCCGAATAACATAAAAACCCCGCGTATTCGTTTTTCAATTCGGGGTAAAAATAAGTTGCTGGGAATGTTGGCGGCGTAACTTCGGTAAAAAGTTTTAAATATAAATCCTTTCCCAAAAGTTCGTATAAATCTAATTCCTGTGCTTCGATAATATATGGATCTAAACGCGCTTCGGGTACATTATCGGAAATAGCCCGAAACATTTGAATATCTGAAACCGAAATTAATTTAATTGTTTGCATTTTGTCTAAATGGATTTAAAATTTGTTCGATTTGCTCAACTGCTAAAACAGGAAACGAAGCACCGATAATTGCCTTTGCCGTTTCAAATGGATAAACGCCGTTTGCAACGTTCGTTAATATATCGGTCAATAAATTGATTTGAACGCGATTTAATGCGTTTTGCGGCGCCTTTGGTTCCGTTTCGATATTCTGTATTGAATTTTTATTTTGAGCCGTTAAAACGTTTGTTTCAATATTCGACCCTGTGTTCAATTCCAGCGGTAAAATAGAAACGGGCTTTCCGATTAAACGCGAAAACTGTTCTTCGAAAACAATTCGATCGGGTTCGGTTTCGGAATTATAAATAATATACGCTTCGATTAATTCGCTGGACGTGGCTAAACTTCCCGGCTGCAATACGCCCGCCAAAATGTTAGGAATAGCAAAACATTTAACTATTGCCTGTTCAACGCTTTTTTCGTGATATTCAAAACGATTATCTACGCCCGAACCCGCGTTAAAAGGTGTAAATGTTGGCGCTTGTTGACCCGGTTCGACTTCGACGTACATTATATTCCCCGCCCCGTCCGCGCCTTGAAATTCGGTTAATACTTGTTGTTTTTCAAAACGTATTTTTTCCGATTCCGAAACCCCGAAATCGATATACATTCCCGAACTTGTAAAAGACGTCCGAATATTTTTATTTTTATATAGTTTAGCTTGGTAATCTGTTTCAATGTCCTCAGCTACGGGATCCGCTAAACCTACGGGGTAAGTATTAAAACCCGCTTGCGAATACCATAAAACCTGACCGGGATATTTTGCCGCTTTTTCTGCATAGTTTGCCCCTTCCATTTCGTTAATTTCTTCGATTACTTTCGACGGATCGAAGCGGTTTAAATAAACAATGTCCCCGCGGTTAAATTTACTTAATTGGCTGGAACCGTCCCAATTATTATAGTACGCAATTTGCCCGTTTAAAGCTAAACGCGTGTCCTGAAAAGGCATATAATTTCTCTCGATAATTTGCCCTAAACCGTTATATTTTACGTGGACCGCAAAACCATATAACGCGGCGTAATCATTCGCGCATAAATTCAAAAGTTTATCCATTGTAACGCCGTTGCGATTCGTTACCGATTTATAAATTAATGGATCGGAAAAACCGCGTCCAACTATAAACCTTCGGAATCGATTTACGCAACGTGTTGCAACACCTGAACACGCAATTAAATCGACCATTCTTTGCGGGTACGAATTATCGGAATCCCAACCCAATATTTTTTCCTGTTTTAACGAAGTTATAATTAATCGTTTATTGCTTCGCGGTATTGTAATTCGGCTCCCGTGTTCCATTTCGAAAAAAGTAATTTAATTAAATTGTTTTTTTTGGTAAACGCCCGCCCCTTTTTTTTGTAATCTTTGAAAGTTTCGGAGCTTCAAATTTACTTGAATCAATGTGCGTTTCTTCGATTACTTCGGGTGCGGTTTCTTCGGGCAAAGTTTCCGTTTCAATTTCTTTTTTTGCTGGCTTTTCAATCAATTGAAAAAACTTTGAAAATTGCGGGTTTAATTTTAAAATCGCATCAATTTTTTCATCTGTTGCGTTTTCCGTTGTAAGCGTGTCTGGGCTTCCAAACATTCGAAACGAACTTGTAAGCATTTTATATTTCTTTAAACTTCCCATAGGTTTTTTTTTAATTTGTTTTATTTCTAAGTTCAAATTTACGGAATTATCCCAACCCTCGCCCATCGTCGAAATTTTCTTTAATTCGAAATAAGCATCGACCGCACATTGGAAACAACGCGCGCCCCTCGGTTGACGCCCTGTAACTGCCGTATAAATTGCAAAAACCCTTTGCATTGCATCCCCTTTTCGAGAATGTAGCAAAGGGCTTTTTAATTCATCCAGCTCGTTAATTAGCTGGCTTAAAATCATACGAAAAATAAACTTTCCAAAAATGCTTTTGTAGTAGCGTAATCCGTATCGAATAAAGTCGCTGGCAAATAAGGTTCTTTGATTTGTTCCGAAGAACTCAAAGTAATATTATAAGCCCCTTGCGTTTCCTGATCGTTTACAATACGCTCTAAAACATTAATCGTTAAACCTGAACGCAACCCGTAGATTTCGAAAGGAACTTCACCCGTAGAACCTTTAAAGTTATTTTCCACAATCGCAACAACTTTAACGTTAGTCATATATTCTAACTGCTGCTTAATTTCGCTCGCATTGTCGAATACTTTGAACATACATTCGTGCTGAAACGTGTTTGAATAACGCGCTTTAACTAAAGAACTTTTTGGATCAATCGAATTGTTTTTTCCTTCAAAACGAAACAAAGAAGCATTATTAACAAGGGTAAAACTTTCAATTAAGTTTGGATTTTGCAAATCTTCGACAATGGTTGCGATATCAGCAAAATTCATTAAATACAACATATCCTTTACACCCGCCGAAATCGGTTTGGTGCAATCTAAAAAAATATCGGCATTTATACCGGGACAACTTACGCTTGGCATAGTTTTAAATTTTATTTATTGTGAATAAAAAGCGGGGAAAAGTTAATTTCCCCGCGAATTAATTTAGTATGCAACTTGAATTAAATAATCTTGCAAAAGTTTAGCATCAACGCGATACTTTCCTTTGAAATTATTTAGTTCTGTATCCTCAGAATAGTAAACTTTGAAACTTTCAGCATCCGCTAATTTATCGCTACCAACCGCCAAATTCATTTTGGTTGTCATTAAAGCGCGGTGCGGTAAATCGTAAGTCGTACCATTGTCAAAATCCGATTGAATTGTACGATCCCAAAAATCCATTCCGTAAATAGTTACGTTTCTGTAACGAAGTGTTGAATAACCGTTTTCAATACGGATAAAAGAAGCGTCGTTTCCTTGTCCTTCTAAATATTGCGCGTAATTTTCTAACAATGTAGTCGTGCAAATAATAATTTTATCCGGTGCGCTTTTTAAACGTGAATCCGCGCCCGCCATTAATCCCTGAAATACTTTGAATGCGCGTTCTTGCGCTAAAAGTAATTGAGCCGATTTTGTAGCTTCTGAATTTTCAGCAATTTCAAAATAACGCGCTGGGCTTCCAGCAACAACCGCGAAAATTTGTTTCCATAAACCATCGATAATATTATAATCTGCCAACGGCACGCCGTCAGTAATTACGCCGCCGTCATCAACCCATTCAGCCGATTTATCATTAAACCAAATAATGCGAAGTAAATCTTCTTGAGCCGCCGCCGTCATACGATCAACAACAAACGAAGCGATTGTAGTTCCCGTAACGTCGCTGCGGTCCATTCCTAAACGTTGAGCGTAAACCCAAAATGAATTCAATAAATCTTCGGCGCAAAGTTGCAACCAAATTTTTAAGTTTTCAGGTTCCCAAAACTTTTCCGTCATTGGAATATTATTCGAGCTTACACCCGAACCGCAACCCGCGTCTTTCTTAGTAATTTTTGACAATGTACCCAAAAACGGAATTTGTTTTTTAGTAACGATTCCGTCGTAAACTGTCATTAAATCGGCAACCGCTGGATTTTCGAAAATGCTTTCTATAACGGCTTCGCCTATGTCTTTTGCTTCTTGACCGTTGAAGGTCAAATCTGAAGGATTTAAAATCATTTTTTTATTTATTTAAAAGTTAATTAAATTGAATTAGTTTTTTGCGCGTTGGTTTGGTTTGATTGCGCTTTTGTCAAAACTTGAAACCGCTTTTGTTTTGCTTGCACCCTCGGCGCGTCCCGGTCCCGTTTGAACTGTTCTTTGTGCTTTTGCACTTGGTGTAAATTCGCCCGTAATATTTGAAAGGTTTGCGATAATCGGTTGAACTTCGGCTAAAGCCGTTTCAAGTTCCGAAATACGCGCTTGCATTTCTTCGATTGATTGCGCTGCAACAGGGTTAATTTCGGTAATTAAACCGCTAACCGTTACGATTACTAAACCTGAATCTAAAGTATGCGTTCCGTCGGGTGCATATTCTCCCGTTTCAACCAAATAAACTTCGTCCCCAATTGCTGGTTCCGCGGCTTCGGTTTGAATAAAAATAGCGGTCCCGTCCTCTAAAAAAGCATCGAGATTTTTAACCGCTTCGCCTGATAGGGCTTTCAAAGCGCGTTTTGCAATCGCTTTAAAGTTTTGTAAATTAAAGTTTGGCTTGTTCATTTTTGTTTTTGTTAAATTATTGTTTAGATTGTTTTCGTTATAAAGTGCAACCGCTTTCATAGTGTCTATAACCTCAGTCGCAAAACCCATTTTAACCGCTTCGCTCGCGGAATAATAAGTTTCTGTTTTCATCCAGCTTAAAATATCAGCAATATCAATTCCGATTTTTTTAGAATAAAACTTTGCTAACATTTTTTCTTCTTCTTTTAGCATCGACGCGTATTTTTGCATCGAAGCCGCATCCCCTTCATTCGCGCCCCACGGGTTATGAATCATAAATTCGGAATTGCTGGTAATCTTTCGAACGGGTGCCGCTAAAAAAATAACCGTTGCAATTGATTTACATTCACCTTCTGCAATTGTTTCGAGATTAAAACCTAATTGTTTGGATTGAGATACTAAGTAATCGTAAATCGCGTAACCCTCCGAAACAAAACCGCCCGGAGAATGAATGTGAGCCGTTACCGTTTCCCCTGAATGGACCGCGCCTAATTGTTCAATAACATTTTTTAAAAAAACGTCTTGCCCGATTACCCCGTATAAATAAATGTGGTGGTTCATTTGTCAAAAGTATTTTATTAAGTAAATCAAAAGTTTATCATTAAGATTGTAAATCATTTTTCGGAAATCCATTTTAACGCGCGGTATATTGTTTGAATCCCGCAATTATATTTATTCGCAGCATTATAAATCGCATCCATTCGCGTTTGTCCTATCTTTTGGAACGTGTCAACATCGAAATAAATGTTTCGATATTTGATTGCAAACGGTTCTATTAATCCAGCTTTATAAAGGGAAATTATTTCGCCCGAATCGCTCAAACGTTTGATAATTTCTAATCGAGTTTCCTGTTTAAATTGTTCCATTTACGCGAACCTCTGAATAATCCGATTGTTTTTTATTTATATCCGTAACCTTGACGATAGGAGAAATACCCGAAATAGCCGAAATAAGGCGTTCAGTTGAATCATTCCCCGCCGTTGGTACATTTGCCCCGCCGAAATTAATAACGCCCGTTGCAAAGCGATTTCGAGTATTTAGGAATTCTAATAAGCCGGGATAATTACTTTGCGCGAAACTTGTTCCGCTTGCCGTTATAACCGATTCACCTTTTGAAAGCCGCGCGGGGATCGAATCGCTGGTTTCGGTTCCGGGTCCGTTGAGATTAATAACACCCTTTGCGAAGCCCGGAGCCGCTGGGGGTTTCTGTGAACGAATCGCTGCGATTTGTGCCGCCGTTGCAATTCCTACGCCTATTGCAGCAATCGCCCCCGCAATGGGTCCAAGTTGGAACGCTTGAATAATACCCTGAGCCGCCCCGATTAACGCCTGTGTAATTTGAAAGTTTTTCTGTACTTCAAATTCTTTTTTTGCGATTTCGTAGCGATCCTGTGCCGCCTTTCTTTCGATATCTTTTATTCGTTTTGCTTTTTCTTCCTCATTTAATGTTGAATTGTTAACGGCTTCGATTTCGGCTTGCTCGTTCGCGTCGATTGCGTTTTTTTGCGCTTCAAACCTTAAAGAAATAATTTCCTGAACTTGCGATAAACCATTACTAATTGTATCAATTGCCTTTTGCGCGTTTTCTATTCCCTCGTCTGAAAGTCCTAAACTTTGCCCGAATGTTGGTTGATCGGGTTTAACTTCGCCTAATCCTTTTCGGGCGGCTGCTAAAGCGTTTTCAATTGTTTTAATTCCTTGCAATTCTTCGGCGGTTATTATTCCATCCTTGCCCAAAAACTGTTTAGTTAATGCTAATTGCGTTTCTAATGCTTGAATTTGAATATCAAGTTTCGCGGTTTGTTTTTCAGCTTCGGTTTGGGTACTTAAATCGACTGCATCTTGATCTAACTTTAATTGCGCGTTTATTAAAGCAATTTGATTATTAAATTCTTCGGACGTGTAAGCATCATTTATTTTTTTTATTTCAGCTAATTTAATTTTTTCTATTTGCGCTTCGGTTGCACCCGCTTTTTTTAACGCCGCTTCACGTGCTGCAAATGAATTTTCGAAAACCGCTAAACGATTTGTCAAAGAATCTTTTTCAATCGCTAATAATTGCGCTTGCACGTTTAATTCATTATCAACGCGCGTTTTTTCTAAATCGTCCGCGGCTTTTTTAGCGTCCGCATCAAATTTTAATAAAGCGGCTTGTTTTTTTGCTTCGATTTGTTCACGCAACTTTATTTCTTTTTCTCCATTTCCAACCAACACCGCGGCTTTATCGTCGAATCCCTTTGCTAACTTTTCGCGTTCGCTTAAATTAAATTCAGCATCCAGCGCCTTTAAATCTTGATTGTATTTTTTACGAGCTGCGACAGCATCCGCAGCCGCTTTTTTATTATCCTCTTTTATTTTGTCGTTTTTTTCTGTTTCAATTGCAATATCTTTTGCGGCGGTTTCGGTTTTTGAATCTAAAACTTTCCCTTGCAAATCTTGAATTTCACGGCTTAAAGCGATTTGATCCTTTGCGCTGGCTTTTGCCGCCTGTGCTAATTTCAATTGCGCTTCAAGTTGTAAAATAAGTTTGTTTGTTGAATCTTCAAAACTTTTTGCTTTTGCTCTTTCAAGCTCAACGGTATTTTTTCCCGCTGCCGAAGCTAATTTAATTTCCCGATCGTATGAAGCCCCGACGATTGTCGAATACCTATCGTAAGCATCCCGCGCAAAATTGATTGCATCCGCTTGTTTTTTATATTGTTCAGCGGCGGCACTCGCGGCGCGTGTTTGTTTGCTTGTTAATCCTAAGAAATCCGTTACCGCGTTTTTAATATCATCGAAATAAACAATTAACGCCGCAATTCCAGCAATTAATAAAGCAACGCCACCCGTTGCAATTGCCCACGCCGTACCCGAAGCAACCCCGAACGCCGTTGTTATTCCTGTTAATACCGTAGTCCCAAAAGCTAAAACCGCATTTCCCGCGATTAAACTTTTTTGCGAAATCATTGCGAAAGTGTCAGCTATCGCGCCCTTTTCTTTTACAATATTTGCGATTTGTTGCCCGATTGCAAGGGCTTTTGTTGATTGTGCGAGTGCTTCGGTAACGTTTTTATTTTCACTAAATGCAAGCGTTACCAATTGCGAAGCCGAAGCCGCCGCGCCCGCCGTTGCAATCGTATCTTCGAAAGTTCTTTTCGCTGGGTTCTTCGGTTCCTTGTTTCCGAATTCGTCTAATTTCCCTTCGAGCTGCCCGATTGCAAGCCCTAAATTATCGGCTTCGTCTTTTGCTTGCTTAAACTCGATTGAATCGACTTGAGTAGTTTGAATTACTTTTTGAAGATCGCTTAATTTAGCGCGCATCCCTTCCAAAGTATTCGCGTAGTTCCCGACGTTTTCTTTTCCCGATTTAATTCCAGCGTTAAAAAGCAAAAGCCCTTCGCGCGCATTATCTACTTGCTGCTTTGCCTTAAAATAAGCATCGGTAAATTGAACGGTTCCATCTGCATTTGTTTTTACGGTTCCTGTTAAATTCTTTAATTCTATTTCCGCTAAATTAACATTTCGCAAAAGTTGTTCGTATGAATCTTTATTAGCGTTTACGGCTTGCGCTTGCATTAATAATTGCCGCTCATTATTGGAAATCTCTTTTGAAAGAAACTTAATTTCGGCGGCGGTTTTTACGTATGCTTCGGTAACTTCGCCTTCGCTTTTTAAAAGTTCTTTGTTTTGCTCTTTTAATCCAGCAACTTGATTTTTTAAGTCAGTTGTTTTTTTAATTACGTCCTCACTTTTGAATTGAATATCTAATATTAAAGTTTGCGTTTCAGCCATTGTAAAAAGTTTTTAAAATTAATTATCCAATTCTTAATAATTCTACCGAAGTCGATTCGCTGGAACTTGTAAAATCTTTTATTTCTTGCACGTAATAAAACCCCGAAGGATTTTCCAAATAAATAGGAATCGAAAAATCAAAATCCTGAATGTCGAATTCAGTTAATCGAAATTGCAATTCAATTTTTAAAATGTTATTTGTAATTCCATTAAATAAACTTTGGTAAAATGTTTCGTATAAATACGCCCATTCTAAATTGAAATCCTGTAAACTTTGTTCCTCAAAACCTAAAAACGGAATGTTTGTATTTTGTGTTGAATTCGATTCAAAAAAACTTGAATAAATAACTTCGGTATTTTGAGTAAATAAAAAAGCAATTCTAGGAGCTTTATTAAATTTCATCATAGTTTTATACAAAACATTTGTGCTTAAAACTATTTCGGGGTTGTAATTATTCGTAAAAATTGTATTGAATGATTTATTTAATATTTTCGAAAATAATGAGTAATTAAATTCACTTTTAATGTAATCAATTTCTTTCGGCAAACTTTCGTTTAAAATATTAATTGAATACCCAAAAGTATCATCGGGTAAATAATTGAAATTATTTAATTGCCCGTAACCGTCAACTTTAAACGTATAAACAGGATCGTTCGATAAATCAATTTTACTTTGCCAATCTTTCGCAATCGGTTTATTTTCGTTTAATTCATTAAATAACATTAATCGAATTGTTTTATCGAATTCATTTACAATCGGAATTATACCAAACAAATTTGAAATTTCTTTTATAAACTTTCCGCACGTCCACGCTGGCAAACTTTCCTGTATATTATAAAGGCGGTTGTAATGAGAAACGGGCGCGCTTGTAATTTGCTCAATATTAAAGCTCAAACTATTTATTTCAAATGTTGCGGGATTAATATTATTAAAATAAAAATAATATTGCACGTAAACATAAATTTGATTCGTTTCGGATGGAATACCGCTTGGGTTTAATGTTCTTTCAACGAAAGAATCTATAACTACGTTTAAATTCAATGTTCCGTTAAAATTCCCGTCAACGTCGACTAAAACGTATTCCGTTTGCCCTAATGTAGTAGTTATATTATCTAATACTTGGACCGCCTTAATTCTTATCATAACATTATTATTATAAGAATATAAGGGCGGCTGAAATTGATTTGAAATATTAAAATTATAATCTAATGAAATTGCATAATTACCCGGAATATGAAAATAATAAATATAACCAACGGGATCTACATTCCATTTATCAGCAAAAGCACCGCCGTTAATATTTTCAACGCTAGTGAATGATTGATAAATAACAGGGTTTAAAGCGTATGGCAAAAAATGCGGGGTATTCGTAACGAATTTACATTGCAATTCTTCTAAATTTCGCGTTCCTGTTTTGCAATCAATAACAGGCATTAATAATTTTTCAAAATAACTTTCATTCCAAATATCGCCCGTGAAAGTGTACCCGAAAGTTTCACCGATTTTATTAAATAAATACTTTACAAAAACCGACGGGACAATTCCGAAACAATTTAATGAAGTGTTAAATTGACTTTGGTAACCTGAATCGTGAATAGCGTAAATATAACCGTCGTTAAAAGTATTCCCGATTGAATTAATCATTTCGGTTTTGCTCCACAAATGATCTAGCGCGCTCATATCTAATTCACGCAAAAATGTTTTTTTAATTAAGTCGAAAAATACCGCGTTATCTGAATTAATTAAAACTTCGATTCGATCGCTTAAACTTTCAAAACTAAATTGCGCGGCGTTCATTATTTCGATTCCGTTTGCCAAAACCGAACCGTTTTGTTTAATGTATTTCTTTGTCGAATCGTCGCTACCCTGAACCATTCCAATCGCGGCTAAATTATTTGCTGTTGCAGGTAAATTTAACTTATTTGTAAAACTCGATTGACGTTCCAGCGTTCCAATATTAGCAACGCGTTTCGTGGTCGAAATAACCGTTCCCGAATCCAAATCCAAAGGCGTGTCGCCTATTTTAATATTTTGATTCATTAAGCGAATTGATTAAAATATTTCGGTTTAACAAAAGTTAATTCAATACTGAAATAATCGTCTTTCGTGGAACGAATGTTAAATGTTCCGGGTTGAACTATTACCCCGATCCATTTCGAAATTTCTTCGTTATACCAATAAACTTTCGGGGACGTTGCTAATATTTTCAATCCTTCGGCTTCGTTTTTCGTTACCGTGCTGGAACCAACTTGCACCGCGGGCGAAACATTTTTAAAAGTTACATTTTCGAAATCTGAAATACTTGAAATTTCATCAAAATAACTTTCGTAATTATTTCCGTTATCAACTTTTAACGCTTCGTAAATTTTGTTTTCAAATAACCAATAATCCCAACCGCCTAAGGTATTAAGCCACCGCACGTAAAAAGTGTTACAGGATTGTTCTAAAGCGCGTTTAAAGGTAAATGTAATAGGCGCAAAAGCATCCAAAAAATTGTCGTATTCAACGCGCCCAAATCTAAATAAAATTGTTTTAGTTCTTTCTTCTAATCCACTTTCCAATGGACTTAATAATAATTCCGCAATATTTAATTTTGATAATGAAATAAAATCATTTAAAACAAATGTTGGCGAATCGTAATCGTCAATCGTGCCGTCCGCTTTAATAAATTTAACGCGCGCAAAATAATCTTCATATCCATAATTCATTGTTGAATTAGATAAAAAAGAAAGCGTAAAAGGAAAGCCGTAAAAATAAACGGGTTGTTCAAATTGTGTTAACCATTGCGGCATCAATTCAGGGAAAAAAGCGTTTCCGTAAGTATTCCCGAAATATTTATTATAATAACCGTTATTAGGGTCCCCAATTTGAAACGCTCCTGCAATGCAATATTTAACCGCCCCGCCCGCTGGAAAACTATTCGAGCTTCCGATCCACATTTCTAAAATAGAAAAATAAAAGCCCGTAGATAAATTAAATTCATTTGTTAAAATTTCATTTTCAATTTCGGGTTCCGTGTAATTCAAATTTAAAAAACTTCGCAAAGCTCCTGAAATTTCAGCGCGAATAAAACCGTATTGATTCGGGGTAAAACGTAAATCCCGATAAATTGAATTCGTGCGGTTTTCAGTAATTCTTAAAACTGCATAAAAGTTTAATCGGGATTCCAAATTAAAACTTATTGTTGTTGGATTTAATCCCGGTATAAAATCTAAATCTAAATAAACAATCGATCCAATTACCGAAGATATTAAAATTCGCGGATAATAATTCGGAATATCATTCCATTCAATTATTTGAATATAAGTATTTGCGACAAATTGATTTGCTTCAGCTCCCGCATCAAAAGCATATTGTTCTGTTTCAACATCAATATCTATTTGATAAGTAAAATCCGTTCGCTGCATTTCAATTACAACGGGATTAAAAGCCGCAACAACATTAACATTAACGCTTACACTAATTGTACTAGGCGGCAAAACAATAAAGCGAGTAAAAGTTGGTATAACTGATAAATAAAAAAAAGTATCAATTGTGTAAGCAGTTCCGTTTATATTAATTATTTCGCATTCGACTTCTATTGTTTCAGAAAACAAAAGAATAATTTTATCGCCTACGTCTAAATCCCAACTACCCGGAGTTTCAAACTGGTAAAAAGTATTATTAAACGTACTTCGAACAAAATTTGCTACGGTTTGAACGCCTGTCTGTTCTAATACCGAATTAATGTTTTGTGTTATTACTGTTGCCATATTTCCTGTTTAGCACTTTTAACAAAATCCAAAATTAATCTTTTGCTTAATTCGTTTATTCTCCCGTCATTGATAACTGAATTTATTATTCCTGTCGGCTTATTCATTCCCTTGAAATTTGTTCCCGTCCTGTGCAATAAATCCCCTTGTCTATGAATTTTTCGAGCGATCAAAAAAGCTAAAGTATTTTTCGAAATTTTATCGCGTGGAATTATCCCTTTGTCATTTATCCATTTTAAAATAATTCCTTTTAAACTTCCATTCCCGCCGCCCGTGGTTTTCTTTCGCCCGTATTCTAAACCGTAAATAAAAGCGCGCCCGAAAAGTTTATACGATCCGATTGAAATTACTGAATTCAAACTTTCTTTCGTTTTACCGCTTGCCGTCGTTCCCGCAGCGTCCAAACTTTTACGCAAATCGGAAATTAACTTTTTATCGAATTCCTCAATCGTTTTTTTGTCCAGCGATAAACTCATTTCAATCTAATAAAATCGTTAAACAATTTTCAAAAGTAAATTGCATTGAATCGGGGTTTGTAATAGTTATTGATCGCGTCCCGATTAAAGCCGTTCCGCTTACCGTTATGTTTATTTGAATTTCAGTATCGGAAATAAATTCAGTTGAATTAATTGTAATTAATGTTCCGTTTATTTCAATCGTTGCACCGTCAATAAAACCGCTACCGAAAATAGAAATTGTTTTAGTTTGATATTGATAAATTGAATTATCGACTATTGAATTAATTACAGGATTCGAAAAGTAAAACGGCGTTTGTGGGCAAATCGCTTCTTCGTGTTTTAATTTAATTTGAAATTGCAAAACAACGCCCGTTAAATTTTGGTCTAAAAAATTAAAAACATCATTTAACGAAACATCGCTTACCTCTACAACGTCGGGGTGAGAAATTAAATTAGTAACGAATTGATAAGCAATTAAACGCCGCGTTTCAATTATTTCGTTATGTTGGTCCTGTGTGAATTCAGGTTGCGACTTATCGCAAAATAAAATGATCGGGGAATACTGTTCGTTAATTTGTGCAAACTTTGAAACCCGAAGAAATTTAAAATCTATCGGCTGGTCCATAAAAACGCACGGCAAAGAAACATTATCGGCTTGAACGTTTTGAAGCCACTTTGGACCCGAGTAAAACAAGCCCGCGCCCATTATCGGGTTTGAACAACTTTTTAAAATCTCAACTATTCTCATAATTATTTTTTATGTTTTCTTTCGTGTTCTTGCATTACAATTTTTTCGTAACGCTGGTTAAACTTTCTTAATTCGGTTCGCATTTTAAAAGTTAAATTAACTTCATACATTGACAAATCTAAAACCGCGCTAAATTTCAACGGATCGCCTTCTGAAAGCGAATAAACCGTGCCGAACTTACCAAACTTTTCCAGCTCTTTAATTCCAGCGCGGGTTTCGAGTTCGGAATAACCTTCATTTGTTCCCGCTGCTTTTGTACTGAAATCTGCAATTTGTTCAAAAAAAAAGCGGAAACAGGATAAGCAATATAAACAGGCATATTCATTACTTCATTGTTTGCGATATCTTCGATTTCTTTTCGGGCTTCGATTTCGCGGTTTTTAAACTTACCTTTGTAAATCATTGAAGCAAGCATCAAAGGTATTTTTTCGCAAAAGTTTGTTTTTTCGTTTGAAATTGTTTTTTCGAATATTTCCATACAACCGTAATTCATTAAACCCGGATCGATTGACGTTTTATAAACGTTTTCCCCGCACTTAAATTCTTTCGGGCATTCCCATTCGTCTTTGTCGAGTTTCGTTTCTAAAATGAAGTTATAAGCGGGTGCGGCAATTTTTGTTATAACCTCGTAAGAATAATCTAAAAGTTCAGATTTATCGAGCGTGGAAACAATCGCGGCAAGCGTTACTAAATCTTTTTCGTCCCCGTTCGCCCATTCGAGTAAATCAATTGTTTGCCCTACGGTTAAATCTTCCCAGCTTCCCGCAATTAAAATAGTTTTTCCGTTAATTTCAAAAGGTAAATTCATAAATTTTTATTATCGTTTTCCGGGTGTTGTAATAATTGATTCTTTTGTTTTTTTTCCGAGTAAACCAACAACCCCGTAACGAATCGCGTCTAAAGCGTGGTTGAAACGATCTACGGGTTTATTAATTGTTTTGCCTTGTTTATCTGTTTGCCAAATGTAATTCTTTATTTCTTTTTGAATGTTTGGGCTTCGAACTAAATAAACGGGGTATTGTTTTATTTTTTGGATTCCCTGAATAATTGAATCGGGACCTTTAACCGTGCTTTGAATATTAAAGCCGCTGGTTAATATTTCTTTTATTGATTTCGGTTCGGCGGAATCCGCAAAGATTGTATCGTTTCTTTTTATTCCCGCTTCGCTCATTCGCTTGCAAATTTCGGGGTTCGTTAAACCGTAATCATAAATTAATTCCTGAATGTAAATTGCACCCTCTGAAAGTCGAATGTGAACAAGCGCGCTCGGATCGTTAGTGAAACCGAAATCAAGCCCATAACATTCCATTTTAAAATTTTCGGGCATAACGTCCACCGATTGCCAATTTTCGAAAACCTTGCCCCGTTTACCGCCGCCCCAAAATCCGAAAACATCGGACCGCGCCGCTTCGGGATCGTCCTTAATCATTCGCTCCAAAACTCGAATGTAATCGGGGTGCAAGTTTTTATAATTGTCTTTATAGGTAGCGTGAATTAGCAAAGTATCTTCGGGGCGAACTTTATCGTGGAATTCGGATTTTAAAAAACAATCTTCGTTATCCGTGTTGTAAGTGAAAATTATTTCGAGTTCAGCGCCTTTCATCGATCGCAAAGATTTATCGAGCTTATCGAAATCGTCCTTGCTTACTTCGTCCGCTTCTTCAATCCAAACAAACGTTGCTTCCGTAATCGATTTCATTTTAGCCGTTGAATTTCCCGAAGCCGCCCGAAACCCTTTTGCAAATATTCGATTCCCCGTTTTTAAATGGGTAATTTGCATCGTATTTTCTAAAATGTGAAAATCGCTTTGAAGTTCTTTTTCTTCGATTATATCTATTATTTGCTGAAAGCTGGACCCGCGAATATCCGCGAAATGTTGACGGGCTAAAATACCTCTAAAATATTCGGGGCTGTATAACTTCGTTATAGCGTATTGCGCGACCTCGAATGACCTTCCAGCCCCGCGACCGCCGAAAAGGTGCTTATATCGTTTCTTTGCCCTATACAAATCGACGTAAGCGGAATTAACGTTCAGGGCTTTCATTCATATTTTGAAATATAACGCGTAATGGTTCCCCGTCTTTTCCTGAATGTTCAAAACTTTGAACGGCTTTCCCGTGTGCGGAATCCATTAACTCCTTAAACGCGGCGGTGTCGCCTTCCCGCGCTTTTTTAATTTGAGCAAGTGTAATTATATCTTGTTGCTCTAATTTTTCAGTTACGCCCGTAATCGGGTTTTTTATTTCCTGTTCGACCTCCAGCCATTCGCGAACTATTGTCGCCCTGTTGCGGCTTCCTTTCGGGCGTCCGTTTTTTTCGGGTTGGTATTCCGAACTAAACTTTTTTAGATTATCTAATTTATTTGCCATATCTCGTTTTTTTCACGTTTTGTTAAATAACAATTCCGTTACGCTTTATAACAATTTCAGGTTCTAATTTTTTCATTCGATCGATTATAACTTGACAATATTTCGGGTCCAATTCCATACCAAAACATTTTCTTTTTAATTGATGGGCGGCTACCATTGTGGTTCCTGTTCCTAAAAATAAATCTAAAATTGAATTCTCTGTAAAATTTTCAATAAAAAAAGAAGGCAATTGAATAGGAAATGTTGCCTTATGAATCTTTGCAAAATCTTTTCCTTGCCTTGAATTTAAAGAAAATATATTATCTATTGTGCCTCTAAAATCTTTTTTACCTATGCTTCTTTTTGCTTCATTTGAAAAAATATAAACATATTCAAATCTTGAATTTAAAACTTTTCTTGCCATTGCTGGTTCTGCATTTTGTTTATCCCATATCATAACATCGGCATAAACATTTTTTAAATTATATAAATGCTCTATTAATGCTATTTTATTTCCCGATAAACTTTGAATATTAGAAAATAAATAATCAGAAAATAATAAAGCATTTTTAGAATAATCATCTAATAAAATAACATATTCATTATTAGTTTTATCATCAGTATCATTCAAATATTTTTTATCATTTCCGTTTGGAGTTTTTCCAACATTATAAGGCGGCGAAGAAAATGTTATATCGGCTTTTTCCCCATTCATCAATTTAGCTACCGAATCCGAATCCGTAGAATCCCCGCACATTAAACGGTGTTCGCCTATTTCGAATAAGTCGCCCAAAACAATATCGGTTTCAATTCCATTTTCAGGAACTTCGAAATCGTCCTCAACTGCTTCTAAATTATTTATTTCTATTTCGGGTAAATCCAAACCCCACGTTTCGAGTTCTTCGGCGTTCCAATTTTGCGCAAGGTCCTGAAAGTCCCATTCGCCAAATCCAATATTATCTTTAATAATAAATTCGCGTTGCTGGGCTTCGGTTAGATCGCTTGCCATTATAACGGGAATTTCTTTTAGTTTAGCTTCTTTGCACGCCTTTAATCGCATATTCCCCCCAAGAACTATATTATCCTCATTAATAACAATCGGGCGAATTTTAAGCATTTCGGGAAATTCCTTAATTGAATTAACCAGCTTTAAAAATTTATCGTCTTTTATTATTCGGGGGTTGTTTGGGTTCGGTTTAATATCCGAAATTTTATAAAGTTTTGTTTCAATCATTTGAACAAAGTTAAATAAAAAAAGCCGAACGAATTAACGCCCGGCTTTTCAAAACTAAGTGTAACCCCTTACACGCTCATTCAAAACCTCGAAACAAAGATAATTTAATTTTCGATTGCAGCGCGAATTAAATAATTTTCTTCGGGGAAAACTTCTATTTCGACTTCGCAATAATCGAAATTAATTAGTTCGCTTTCAGGGTTTCCGTTGCAAAAAAAGTAATTTATTTCAATGTGTATTCGGTCCGATATTTTTTTAAATTCCTGATCTGAGTTAAATAAAAAATCGATTCCGAGTTTATTAAATGCGAGTGCTTTAATTCCAATATCGATTTTATCTTCGTCGAATAAATCGGTTAGGTTACAGTTCCAATTTGTGAGCTGCTGGATAAGTTCAATTTTTGTAAAAGTTAATTTTTGTTTGGTATAACCTTTCATTTAGAACCTCCTCCAATATAAAAACCTTGATCGATTCCGTCTTTAAATGCTTTTTCGATTTGCTCCTTTTCCATTGCTTCAGCCAAATCAATAAGTAATTTATGAAATTCTAATTCATCTTCATTTAATAATTGATCTACTAACCATTGAACGGCGGTTTTATTTTTCATAGTTTAAAAATTTACGGTTTAAAAGGTGGTATTTGTGGTTTCTTCGGGTTTTGGCTGCATTCCTAAATTATCGATTGTTTCGGGGGAATCGTTCCAGCTACAAATTAACGTTTCGTTTTCGGTTCGGAAATCTGAATACAGGACGTTAAGCGGGTTCGGGTTCCCGTGTTTTGAAATTACGGTTTCGTCCCTTCGGATTTCGCAACGTGTTGTTAAAAATTCAATCATTGCGTTATGATCTAAAAAATCAAAGCCGTTTTTTTTCAGAGCTTCCCGAATTCCGTTTTCTATAAATCGGGTGTATTGTTCGTGAGTTGAATTTAATATTTCGATTGCGTCGGGATTATCTTTCAATTTAGTTTTTAGAAGATCGTTCCCGTAAATTTCGGCGGTAAATTTTAATGCGCCTTTAATTTTTTCGCGTTTGTTAAAGTTTGGTTTTGCTTTCATATTGTTTTTTTTAGTTTTAAGAATTGACTAAATGAATTGTAATAATTTGACCTTGCATAAAAATATTATCATTTTTACATTCGACTTGAATTGTTTTATTATCGCTATAAATTACATCTCCAAAATATTTATCATTTTTATAATATTTGCCATTTTTAAATGAATGTTTTGGCGCGTGAAAATTATTATTACATTCCATTGAATAACTTTCAGGAATAATAATTTCGAAACATTTAGGGTTTTTGTTTTCTTTTGACATAGTGTTTTTTTTAAAATGGTAATTCTCGATCGACTTCGTAAAATGATTTATTCGGCTGCAAATTAGTTTTTAATTCGGGAAATTGGTTCGGGATTTCATTCATTCCGTGAAAACTCGACATTGTGGAATTGTGCCGAAAACCTACGGAACCCGTTGCGCCTTGTCTATGTTTCTCGAATAAAAGGAATATTTCGTTTGTGTAGGGTGCGCCCGTTTCTTCGTTTTTTAGATCGTAATATTCGGGCCTCCAAATAAAAGCCACCGTGTCCGCATCCTGTTCAATGGATCCCGATTCGCGCAAATGTGAAAGGGACGGTTTTTTATCGCTTGTTTCTTCGCATTTTCTGTTTAACTGAGCTAAAACAATAAAGGGAATATTCAATTCCTTTTGCGCGGCTTTCAATGTGCGGGATATTTGCGAAACTTCCGCTTCCCTGTTACCCCCTTTGAACCCTTCTAAGCTCATTAACTGCAAATAGTCAATAACTACCCATTCGCATTGATTTAAACGCGCGTGTCGCTTTATAATGCGTATTGCTTCATTTACCCCGCATCCAGCTTTATCGTATATTTTAAAAGGTTTGTTTTCAACTATTCCGATCGTCTTTTCAAAATGGGTTAATTCTTCATTGTTTAACGTTCCGTCCCTTAAAGCCGAAGATCGGATTCTTTCGTTTGCGTTTTGGAGAATTAAACGCTGGGTTAATTGCGATTGCGACATTTCTAAATTAAAATATATTCCGGGCTTTCCTGTTTGCATTCCGAAAAATAAAGCAAGGGCGGTTTTCCCCATTGATGGACGCGCCCCGATAATAATTAATTCGTTTTGCCAACCGCCCGTGAATTTATTTACTGATTCAATCCCCGTTTCCAATCCGCTTGTTTGCCCTGACTTCGCTAATTCAGCGCGGCGGTAATATGCTTCGCGTTCGTTTGTTGTTAGTTCGGGCATTTCAACAATTTTTTGCAGCTCCGAACCTTCTTCGGTTAGTTTGGTTAGGCGTTTAATCATTTCTTCGGCAATATCGCGCCCCGGTCTTTTTTCGTGCAAACCTATTCCGACTTCATAATAAATTTTCGTAATATTTCGGGTTATTAAGGCGTTATGCAGCGTTTCAATTAGTTCGGGTATATTCTCGTTATAAGTAACGTTTTGACTTGTTTTAAGGGCTTCGGCGTATTCATCCATTGAAAAGGATTCCGAAGATTTCCACGCGTTCAAAAGTGAAACGGGATCGGGGCGTTTTCCTTCGTCATTTATTTTTTTTATGAAATGGAATGTTTTTTTGCAAAGTTCGTTTTCAAAATGGTGCGGTCCGATTTGCGAAATGATTTCTTTGTAAATTTCATTCGGAGAAAGTAAAATTCCGATAAGCGTTTTTTCAATTTGATCGTTGGGGTTATTCATAGTGCAATTTTTTTTTAGGGGTTTTGATTTCGTATTTTCCAGCGTGTTTAATATCGTGCTTCCATTCGTAAAGGTTGTTTTGAAATCCGAAGTTAGTATAATTGTTTAATCGGATTCCGTTTTTATCGTTTGGCGTTGTATAGTAATTAATGAAATCGCTAAACATTATTTCGGGGTAACCGTTGTTCGGGTTTTCGTTCCTGAATATTTGCAATCGTTCTATAAATTCGGCGGCGGTTGCTTTTTTAAACCAAGCCCCCGAAACGTTGTTTTGATTTTTTGAAACATCGATTAAAATTTTATTTCCCTCTTTATTGTCTTTATCGTTTATAAAGTCTTTATCGTTTTTAATAGTCTTATGATTATGGGCGTTGCTTTCGCTTTGCTTTTTCTTTGCTTCGGCTTTGCTTTGGTTTTGCTTTGGACTTGCTTCGGTAAATTTTACCAAAGCAATAATATTACATTGATATTGATTTTTGCTTTGAACTACAATTTTAATTAAACCGTTTTCAACTAAAATATCGAGATTCTTTTTATAAGTTTTATAATTAGAAACCCCGACCGCGCTAATTATCTGAGTTGAACTAAGCCCGAAAGATTCCTTCCAGCGCAATTCATTTGCAACGTTTAAAATATAAAAATAGATTGCCGTTGCCGTTGGGTTATTTTTCTCAGGATTATTTAAAGCCCAATTCCAAAAGCCATTAAAATACTCAAACATCGTAACCGAAATAACTTAAAATAATTATATCTAAATCAATTGCAGCATCTAAAATTAAAAGCTCCATTAATTCAAATTTCTTAAAATCATTATCCGGAAAATCATTATTAATTTGATTTAGCTTTTTTTCTATAAATAGCTTTTTAAGAATTTCAATCAATTCTTTTTTCTTCAGTTCTTCGAGTTTTGTTATCATAATTTTTCAAATAAAAAAGCCCATTAAAAGCTGCGGTCGAAGCGGAACGATTTTCATTCCTCGCAGCCCTCAATGGGCAAAATGTTTTTAGTTGCATTCGGGCTTCGACCTCCAAACGTTTACAAATATACTTATTTTTCAATTACAACCTTTCACGCTGCAAATTATTTTCCCGTGAACTACTTTTGCATTTTGGCATTTTCCCGCCCTGATTTCGTAGTAATTAAAATCGCATCCAATTTTCCACATTTGCTGAAAAGCGTAATCCCTTTCGAATAGTTCACAAAACTGTTCAAAATCTAAATCCATTTCGTCCAGCATTACAAAAGGTTCGGTTTTGTGCTTTGCTAAATAATTTTCAAATTCCGCTTTCATTTAGTAAAGTTTTTAAATCAGTTAATAAATCCTTTGAATTCTTTGCCGTGTACCTGAGTAATTTAAAGCCCATTAATGAAGCCCGGTTGTATTTTTCGCAGTTCGCAGTATAACCCGTTAGAGTTTGGTGGCCGCCCATACCGCTCCAATGGTTCCCGCCCATACCCTCGAATTCGATTAAGCAATTGAATTCTAAAATATAAAAATCGGATTTCCAGCGGCGCGAAGTATCAAATCTAAATTCCTGTGCAAGTGTCAAATTATACGCGCGGCAAAATAAATTAATATCGATTTCGAAAACCTTTTTACTCATTGCCGAAAAGGTTTAAATTCATCCATTCGCGGCACTCTAAAACACGTTTGTTAATTGCTTCGATAGTTTCTTCGTTTCGTTCTATTTCGATTTCAAAAACGCGCTCATTAACGGGTATATCTTCATAAATTGAAAGCCGTTCGATTTCTTCGCAACCCGCCAAATATTCAATGCTTTCGAGATCGGGACAATTTAATTTAAACCAAAGATTTTTCTTTTCCTGTTCGATTAAATTTAGCGGGGTATTGACTAAACAATATGCAAGGGTTGAAGATTTCGCGCCCGTTAAACTCATATAACCGTGTAATTGAAAATAGTAATCTTTGTTTAATGGTTCGTTTTTCGCTTTAAAGAAAGAAAATATATCCCACGAAGTTTTTATATCGGTTACAATTTCGTTTTTCAAAATATCCCATTCGCCCGTTATAAAATCATTACTCATTCGCGCCTTATTATTTACGAAATAGTTTTTTTTGAACTTCGAATAAAGGGTAATCGATTCTTCTTCCTGTGAAATCCCTTTTTCTAAATACTTGTTTTGAATCGATTTCGTTCGCCCGTATTTTTCATTTATAAATACTTTGATTAATTCAGCTTTGCAAGTTTCTGAAAGAACCGCGGATTTACTCCGCGATTCAGTCATCAAAGCCCCTAAAGAGCTACAACGGAATTTTATATTATCTGCATTCATTTTTCTGACGGGGTTAAACTCATATATTTTTCCTGAAACATTTGATTAAGTTCTTCGGGAATTGAACTTGCATAAACCTCTAATTCGTCGATCGTTTCGGAGCTTTCAATTAATTGTCTTAAACGCTCGATTTCGGGGTTAATTACTATTTCTTCGTGATCGACATAGGTTACATTTTCGCCTGTTTCATCGTTAATAACCGATTGATCTATTTTAACGGCGGTTTGCATTTCGATTGATAAAATACCCCATTTGCTCAAAGTTGATTTTAAAACGGTCTTTTTTGCCATTGCGTCGAAATCGGTTTTCCACGGTCCATTGTTAAATGATTTCGAATATCGTTTGCCGTGCTGAATTACTTTTTCCGTGGTCCAAAAGCAAGTTTTTTCGAATCCGTTTATTAGTTTGAAATAAGCCGCGTAACCTATTATTTTTCCTTCGCCCGGTAAATCAAATTTTGCATTTAGGTTTTCCGTTAACGTGTTGAAGCTCTCGAATTGATTTTCATAAACTTCGATTACATTAATATTTAGGTATTGACCCGAACGCTGGGCAAGTTGAACTAAACCTTTAACGCCTAACTGAAATTGCGCGGCTTTTCCGTAGGGTACAATCCACGCAAAGCCCAAATTTTGGTTAATGGGTAAATCTAATGTTGCAGCCATTAACGCGGCGTTGTATACCGAAATCGGATCGGCATTTTTCAACATTGAATTGTTAGCGGTAATTTGTAGAATTGAACTAATAAACTGTGTTGAACGTTTGCCGATTACTTCCTGAAATTTGTTTTTAACGGCTGGTTTTTCGAAAAACGTTTTAATGGTATTTTCGATTTTTACGGGGGTTTTGTTTTCCATTTTTACAGGGGTTTTAATTGTTAAAAGTTGAACTTAAAGGTAAGGATTTTTGTAGTGGTATCATAGATTTCGTTATTTCTTTTAACGGTAATTAAGCCGTTTTTTTCGTGAAATTTAAGAACCTTTGAAACGTCTGAAATTTGATTTTTAAAACCAAGTTCGTTTACTTTTTTATCGCGTCGATTTATTTCGATTCCAATTCCGTAATGATCGCGAAGGTCTTTTAAGAAATCCCGCGTTTTAAAGTGAATGTTATTTAAACAATCTTCGAAACGTTTAATGTTTCCGATTTCTTCCAGCGGTAAGGCGGTTTGAAAATTTGCGATTTCATCGGGGCGAAATGTAATCTGAATTTCGCCGCTTGCAAGTTGTTGAATTTTCATTTTTGTTTGGGGTTTTAGTTAAAGTGTTTATTTAAAATTGGTTCGAATGATTTTGTAATTTCAATATTAACCGAGTTAAACGCGTGAACAAAATTTGCTTCGGTTGTTTTTTCGTAGTTTCTGAATAGTTCTAAACGGCATTCGTTAAAATAGTCTTTTATAATCCGTTCGGCGTTCATTGCGTTGCTATTTCGAACGTTTATTCCGTAACGGTCCATTATATTAATAACCTCAATAAACTGTTTTAAAATAGGGTTATAAGCGTAGTAATTTAATTCGCTGGCATTGGATTTAAAATATATCCATTCCTTAAACTTGTTTGCTTTGTCGCAAATGGTTTCGGGTTTCGGCTTTCTGTTTTTAGATCGAGCCGTTAAAATACCGCCGAAAATTAAAAGCGCGGCGCCTGTTAATACAAATAAAGATTTCATTTTGTAGGGGTTTTAAGGTTTTAAATATGGGCGGTTTTACCCGCCCGTTAATTTTATTTTTTTAATTCGTAATTTTTATCCGAAGAACCGATAGTTAACCAAACATAGTGTGAAGGTTGCGTTCCGTAATCGCCTGTTTCGCGGTACGTGGTCCCTTCGCTGGCAATATCATAAACCTTTGAAAGTAATTCGGCTTGATCGCCTGAAAAATGTTCGTTGATATAATACTCATTAACTCTTTTGTAATCCGTTGCGAAATCTACTTTCGAAGATAAAACCGCAATGCGAACGCCTGAATAATGTTCGCGCTTAATTGAAAATTTCACGTTTGGAAATTGTGCTTTTAAAGCCGTTCTAATTTCTTTTACTCTTTCAGTTGATAAATAAGACATCGTTTTAAATTTTTAGGGGTTAAACTTTTACCGTTTTGGTATATTCAAAGATAGACTTTTTCTATCAATTACAACACATCGCAAAAAATAATTTAAAAATAATTGTAATGTACTGAAAATGTGCGCGTTTATTTTCGTTTTAAGTAATAAAAAGCCCCTTGAATGGTAGTTCTTCGGGGCTTAAGCGCGTCAAAATCGGCGCGTTTTGCTCATTCTGAATCGAAATCGGTTAAATGGACGGTTATAAAATACATCGAAACCGCCGCCGCAAACGTTCCAATTAAGAACCCTAACATATAACTTCAAATAAATGGTGTATAATGTTCCCTTCGTGCTGGGATAAGGTCGCAACGTGCTTTAAAAAATAATCGGGATCGGAATTATTAAAAGGGCGTCCCGTTCCAATATCCTGAAATATTCGAACCTCTGTTTCCTTTTCTTCCTGATTGCATAAAAAGTAAACGGAAATCGTTTGGTCCTTTTCGTTAATAATGGATGAAAGGAAAACCGAACCGCGTAAAACATTTAACGTCCAGCGTTGATCGTTTTGGGGTAAACTGTGTTTTATAATAACCTTGTTCATAGTTTCGAGATTTTCCACGCGTTAACCTTTGTAAAATACTTATCGTTATACTCGCGGCTTTCTAAATTAATCGAAACGCTCAATTTATCGTTTAGCTGGATTCCGTTTAATAGGTTTATTTTATCGCCGAATAAAGTAATCGAAACTGGTTTTGGATATTGCCCTTCCTGTTCAACTATTATATTTTGGCTGGACCATTCGCCGCCGTCTTTTTTTGCGCCCGATTCAATCGGTAAAATTTTAATTAAAGTTCCTTGAATTTCCATATTAGTTAGTTTTAGTTTTGAATTCGTAAATCGGTTTATCTGTTTTCGTTTGAGTTGCTTTTTTTTGTTTGCCGTTGTAAATTCTTTTATCAATTAGCGTGTCGATTTTGTCGCAAAGCTCATTATTTAAACGCTGGTATTTTGCTAAAATCGTTTTAAGGTAATCGACGTTTAAAAATTGGTTTTCCATTTGAGAACGTAGATCGGAAATTGTTTCGGCTTGTTCGCTTATTACAAAATTTAAATGCGCTCGATGTTTTTTCAATTCGGCGTTTTCTAAAAATAAATTGCTTTCCATTTTTTCGAGTTTTGAATTTTTCTTTTTTAAATAGGTGTTTTGAATTGATTGAACTGAAATCGCAATCGCAGCCCCTGAATAAATTAAAATGTTTAGCGCGTCCATTACTTCGATTTTTTGGTTTTAAGTTTGTTTAAAGCGTTAATTATTATTTCAGCGTAATCGTTTGAACAATTCCGAAACCCGCTTTCAATGTGGGAAATATATTTTCCATTTTGAAGCCCGATTTCTTTTCCGATTTCGTCCTGAGTAATATCGAATTCCCGCCTTAACTTTCTTATCCGCATTCCGTTTTCGTTTTTCATATATCGCCGTTTTTTCTCATATCGTAATAATAATCGGGATCGGGTCCATCGTCCGAAGGGTCGTCCTGTTCCAGCTCTAAAATCATTTTTTCGATTTCGTTTAAACTTTCGATTGAAAGAATATAGGTAATATTTCGCCCTTTGTAAATGATTGAATGAAATTCGAATTCAATTGAATCGGGATGCGAAAATAAGCCCGGTTGGAATTCGTAGT